TTTTGATGAGGGGCTTTGCGACGAGCCGCGAACCCGTCGCGTGCGGCGGGTTCGGCTGCCCGAGCTGGTCGTCGTCGCATGGACGAAGGATGAGGTCGAGAGGCTCCTGGCCGCCGCCGCCACGCTGCCACGCTGGCACCGCTGCGGACTCCGGCGGTCGGTCTGGTGGGATCTTGCGATCCGTGTTGCGTGGGATTCCGGAATCCGCTGGGGAGACCTCGTCACGCTGCGGGTAGACCAGATCGGCCACGACGGGGCTTGCACGCTGTCGCAGAGCAAGACGGCGAAGGTGTCGGCCTTCCGCCTGTCTCCGTCCACGCTGGCAGCCCTGCGGGCCTCCCTGGAAGCCTGCCCGCGGAAGCTTGTGTGCCCGTGGCCGACGAGCCCGGAAACCTTCCGCGACCAAATGACGCGGCTTGTGGCGAAGGCGAAAATCAGGCCGGGCACATGGAAGTGGATCCGTCGTGGCTCTGGCAGCGATGTCGAGCTTCAGGCCCCTGGCCTTGGCCACCGGCATCTTGGCAACACGCCGGCCGTTTTCCGGGCCAGCTACGATGACCAGACCATTACCGGGACTGGCATACCAACCCCCCGCGAGCTGCGGCCGCAGATCGCACGGGCCGACGAAAAGCCTCCCGAGAAGCCAGCGGCTTGACGTATGTCAATCGCCATCAGTCGTCCAGCTGCATGCAGCCGAATCGGCTATCCGTCGTCGCGATGCCGTTGCCCAGATGTGATCGCAAGCCAGACTCCGACGGCCATGCAAAACATTGACGACAGCAGCAGTAGGTCGTCCTGATTCATCACTTCACCTCCGGCGTCACTCAAACGCCACGTTGTCCCACCATGCGTGGGTACACATGATGCAGCAAAACCGCTGTCGAACTGTGACTCTGGCCAGCCACCGCACCTCCCAGGTCGGGTACTTGTAGACGCTGACCGGAAACCACGCGAAAAACGTGCGGACACGCTCTTCTCCGTCTACGTAAATGCGGCCGGTGAATCGCATCACTTCACCTCCGGCGGCTTAACTGGCATCGGCATCCAGTGGGTCGGCTTCGCGTACGGCTCGTTTCCATGACGATCTACCCATCCGCAAAGACGCTCGTACTGTAGCACGTCAATCCACCCGTCGAAGTCGTCGCTGCATAGCACACGCTCGCCCTCTTCGGGCAACGCCTCTTCGACTGGAATCCACCGTCGATCCAATTCGTGCGGCTTTGGTTCCATCGCCTCAATGCCCTGTCGTTTCAGGTAGCCCATCACTTCACCTCTCCCGGAGCCCGGCACCCCGGCCCGCGGAGCGTCCCTGCGTTCAACTCGGGCCACAGTGACTCTGAGTGTATCGCAGCCAGCAAGCCCCATGCTGCATGAGGCAAATGATCCTCCGATCGGTCGCCGGACAGGTAGAGGTACACATGGCGGAGGGCGTGGTTCAGGAGGTCCGCCACCGGCATGCCCTTTTCCCAGTTGAAATCCCCGTACTTCGCCGCCCCCTCCGCGCACGTGCGAGCCACGGCCTCCAGGCCGATCGGCGAGATCAAGTCGTACCGCGTGGCCTCCGCGTCGCTCGACCGCACGGCCCCCGTAGCGAACCGCACTGTCGACCCTTCCTGCTCCTTCACGTTGTCTGCCTCCTGGTAGTGTCTGACCATGCCGATGAGATGAATCACGTAGCCCGCAAGCGTGCCGCTTGTGCCGTGGTAGGCACCGCTGAATCGCCGCGCCCTACGCTCGGCGTCCCGCAGCTCGTCGTCCGTCAGCCAGTGGCTCACGACGTCCGCACCTTTCCGTTCGCGATTCGGAAATTGGAAACGTCAAACTGGCCGTCGGCCTGGACCTTGACCGACGCGAAGCCGTGATTGAACTTGTTGATGCGGGCGTACTCGGGCCGGAGATCGCACAGGCAGCCCGTGCTCCAGCAAAACACCTCCCGGCCGAACATATCCGGCTCGCAATGGGCGCTCGTGCGGTGCCCGTGGCCTTCGAGCACGGTGTGCTGGAGCCGGAGGAACGCCCCGCGGGCCTGGTTGACCGGGGCCGCGAACCCCTTGCCCTTCTCGTGCCCGTGGAGGATCGGCAGCTGGCCCGCCATGATCGGTCGCTGGTCGTCAACGTAGGCGATGCCGTGGTTCGCCATGTCGAGCCACTCGTCGAGGCCCGTCCGCTTGTCGTCGCTGATCTCCGGGGCGTGCTGCCACAGCCAGTGGTTCCATCGCTCCTCGTGGTTGCCAGCCTTGAAGACGATCGGGATCGACGGGAACTGCCCGCGGATCCACGCGAGCATGTCGCGGGCGGCATCCACCTCCGCGGAGAACTTCCGCTTCTTGGGGTTCTTTGTGTACCGGCTGATCGCGTAGAAGTCGCACGTGTCGCCGTTCAGCACCAGGGCGTCGATCTTGTCGCCCCGCAGCTGGTCGACGGCGGCCCGGAGGGCTACTTCGTCGTGGTAGGGCACGTGGATGTCGCTGAGCACGCCGACCTGGCCGGTGACGCCGAGATAGTAAGGTGCCCACGCGTCGGCCTTCGACGGCGGCATTGGCGGGGCGGCCCCGGCGGATCGCTTGGCCCGCGGCGTTACTTTGTGCATGGTGCGGCGGTGGAACTCTCCGTTGATCCCGAGCTGCCGCCTGATTCGCGAGTAGGCTTGCTGGAGCGTGATGGCCCCGTTGGCCTCCTCCTGGAGGCGACGGCCGAGCGTTTTCGCAGGGGCGTCGGGGTGGGCCGCCACGAGACGGCGGGCCATTTCGGTGATCTCGTCGCCGCCTGTTTGTCCTTTGACTGGCATCCTTGCCTCCTCTTTGGTGTTTCGTTCAGTCGCCGACGTAGAACTTCTTCGCGGCGATCAAAGCGTTCCGTGCCTTGATCTGCACGCGGTTCCCGACTTCGTTCAGCCACCGCTTCCGCCCCTCGCACCCGCAGCATCCCGGCTTGCCTTCGGTGCGGGTCCACCGCTCGACCCGCTCCTTCGTGATGCCCAGGGCGGTCAGCCCTTTCTCGACGAGGTCGCCGATGGGGATGGGTCGCCAGACCTTCTCGGGCACGGGTCGGCACTCACGGTAGGTCGGGAGCCGCTTGGCGTAGTAGCCGCACGTCGGGCATGTCTGTGCCGGATTGTTGAAGTCGCAAAGCGTCTGCACTACTGCACCGTCATCTTGAACGTGTTCAAGTGGTTTGGCCTTGGCGGCCCCGTGTAAGGGCCACCAAGCGGATCGCCGGCCTGCCATGTCGGGTCGTCGTTTTCTTCGCAACAGTTAGGGCAACCGGCCGCCGAAAAATTTTCGGAGCCGTTGGGGTCGAAGAATGAGAACTCCATCCCTTGCGGCGGCGCACATAGCGGAACGTCCATGCAATATGCGGCGCAGAGCGCGGTAGCCCTTTGCTCATCTGTGATCGACTGGTCGTAGTTCGGGCAGTTGCGGAGGTCGTCGTCCTCTGGGTCGGACCACGTCAGCGGGTGGCTGGAGATACTGCACCTGGCAACTACTTCGCATTTCTTAACGCAGTTGTCGCAGTTGCCTACGTCAGGGTTGCCACACCTGCCTGGCGCTATCGAGAGGCCAACATTGAACCTAGTCCCGCACCAGCCATCGAGGCAGATCGAGAAACCCCAGTTCGCTCCACCAAATCCGTACCACCCGAAGGCTGGCAGCACATACGTTCCAGATCGGCTCGTGTCTCCGTACCGATCCTGCTCGATGTAGACCTCCACCTCCTGCGGAATGTCGTCCGCACCTTGGCAGCACTGCGTGCATGAGGCCCACGGGATTTCCGCTGTATGGCTTCCGTGCTTCCCCTTGAAGTGCTCGTCATAGCTGCCGCCAGGCTCGACCGACGCGGTAACGCCATGAACATTCGATGCTGTGAAAGAAAACTCGTCGCAGTTTGCAATAGGCTCCGCCGCCGTCATTGTCACGCCACATGCGGGGCCAATGTCGTCGCTGCTTCCCGTGCCAGGAGGCCGACCCTCCCTAGCGATGTACACGACAGGAGGAGATGTCGGTCCGTTGTATAAGACAGCAATACGCATGTAGCCATTTGAGTATCTGACATAAGGAGGCCCGCTGTATGACTGCGATGTCCACCCTCCGCATATCGCGTGCGAGTAAACGCACGGCCCAAGAAACGAAAGCCTGTTGCGCTTGAGCACGATCGGCATCCCGTTGAGCTGCCAGCCGCAGCAGGCGTTCGCGACCCACTTCCACGCCAGATAGCCTGTTCCGCCATTGGCAACAGCAAGGGCTGTAATCTTCCCAAAGTTGGGACTCTCGGGATCATCTTCAACGGTCGCGGTGAACGTCGCCCCTGTGCCGCCGCTTGGTGCCGTTTGAGACGCCACCGTTACGGTCACGGTCGCCACATACGGCGTCTGGCTGGCATCCTCGCGGTAATACTGTCCGGGCGCTGTAACATCGACGGCAGTGATCGCACCGCCGTCGTAGTAGGAGCCGCCGTATGAAATCTCGACGGAGTCAATCACTCCGGTGCTCTTGTAGAACAGGCCGCCGTCGTAAATCTCGACGGCCGTGATGGCACCGTTTTCGTCCACCTTGGACACGAATGCGTAGAACCAGGAATACTGCGATTGCTGCCCGTTCGTGGATGCGGTCAGCATGTCATACACGGAGTATCCAGAGCCGCCGTCGGTGATCGTAACGCCCGACACCGTCCAGGCTGGTCGCGCCGGGTAGTCGAGCGTTTCGGTGATCGTGGTCGAGAAGTCAGCCCCGGAGCCCGTGCCCGTGATGCCGACGCCGACGATCGGCTCCTCGCGTCCTGTCCTCACGACAGCCTGAGCCGATTCGACGACCACCAGGTCGCTGCCACCGGAGAATGTCACCGCGGCCCCGTCCATGTAGCCGGTTCCGCCATTTGTGACCGACACGCCACTCACGCCCCACGTTGCCGGCGTGCCGTAGTTGGCGGACGTTGAGGCTGACAGCGCGGCACCGCTGCCGCCGGCAACGCTGGCCGTTAGCGTCGGCTGCGTCCTTGCCGTGCGAACAACCGCCACGGCCGCCTGGGCCTCCGTGTCGCCCTCGGCCGCCGTGATCGTCAGCGGCTCGCCATCGACGTAACCAATGCCGCCCTTGAAGGCGACCGACTTAAGCGCCCAAAACGGCACGCCGCAGGCGTCATCCTCGCTTTCGATCGTCGGCGTGAACGTCGCTCCAGTGCCGCTGCCGCCCGACACCGTCAGCGTCGGCTCGACCCGGCCCAGCTTCGCGTAGCCGCTGCCGCCATTCGTGAGCGAGACGGCAGAGATCGGACCTTTGTCGGTGTCAGGATCGCCGCCAGGGGCGGTCACGCGGGCAGACGCACCGCCGCCGAAGCATGCAGAGAAGCCGAGAGAGATCAAGTCTGGACCCGGCGTCTGGTCGGTGAAGCCGTTGAACGTCACCGTCACCGTATCTGGCAGCTCGCCTTCGGTGCAGGTAGTGCATGGCGGAGTCTGGCCGCAGCATGCCGAGCAACTTCCCCCCAGCATGAAACCGACCGGGTACATGCCTGCCGCAAACGCAAACATCCCCCACAGGACGAACGACGGCGGGTCCACCGATTGGATGGCGGCGAGCAACTCGAGCACGTCAGCACTCCGCAGCAGTCAGGAGCCACCGATCGCCAACAAACTCACACAGCACCTTTTTCGTGCCGCTCGCGACTGTGACAGTGGCGAAGTAGTTCGTGGCCTGAAAAGTCACAGTCGGCGATAGGGAAGTCCCGTCGGCCTTGATCTGGGTGACTGTGGCCGTGGTGTTCTTCGTCCAGGTGGCCGCGATCCTGCCGAGCCGCGGCGGCTCTGGCATGTCTGGCTCGTCTCCGCCAGTCCGGAACCGGATCGGCGGCATGTCGCGATTGCCGCGCTCATACGCGAGCGTGGCCGCACCCACCCGGCGGGCGGCGTCCTCGGTGAACGCGACTTTCCGCTCGCCTGCCATGCGTCACGCCGTTGGGATAATGAAGGGCTGGCCAAACTTCGCGGAGAACGTCGTCTTTGGGTACAGCTCAGCTCCGGCCCCGTTGTTGATGACTGACGGTGCCGCGCCATCGGATTTCTTTGTGCCGTTTGCGTTCAGGGCCACCGGCTGCCTCACGGGCTTCCCGTCGCCGCCGAGGATCACCTTTCGCTGCCCGCCGACGAGTTCATGAAAGCCGACATCCCACGGCATACTTCGCCATTTATTCGGTTCATACCGGAAGTCCCACACCGTCTCGACGATGACGAGATTGTCTTCCGATCCGCCGCTTGATGAGCCTTGCCCCTCCGTGGCGTTGCTGGCAGTCCGCCCGCGGGACACGTTTTGTATCTCGCGCCGCTTGGCCGATCGTAGGCCACACTTCCACGTCTCCGGCGCGCCTCCGTCCCACGTATCGCTGTTGAGGCTGCCGGCGTACAGCTCGGCGTCAGCCTTCCAGGAGTCGGTCGTGTAATACTTTGTGTGCGTCCAGTCCTTTTCCTCGCGCTCTTTCTGGAGCCCCTCCACCGGATCGCCCGCGGCGTTGACGATCATCTGGCCGAAGTAGTCCTGGAACACCGGGACCGCAGATTGGCCGCCAGACCGTTCCCAAAAGTCTTTCGGGATGCCGGTGCTTTCGTTGATCTGCCTGTTGGGTGGCGGCGGGTAGAACGCAACGTCGAGCCGCCACGCAAGCCCCTCCTTGACGACCGGAGAGAGCTTGAATTCCATCGCCTTGCAGGCCGCGTTTTCCCAGTGGGCCGCATACCACCCGCACGGTACGGCCTTCACGATGCTCTGTTTCGTGTCGAGCATCGAGCTGTTTCGGATCAGCCATGCCTCGTCGTATCGCAGAGGCTCACCGACCTTCCCGGAAAAGCCGGTGCCTTCAAGGATGCGTCGCCAGCCGAGAATCGCCATGTGTTAGTCCAGTGCGAAGGCGTAGGTGTCGTCGCCGCCCGCGGTGTTTTCCGCGATCTTTTCGAGGACGGTGAGCTGCTGTTGCTGAACGTCCGCGCCCTGGCCGCGCATGAGGCGGAACATTTCCGCCACGCCTTCGGCCGAGCGCGAGTCGATGCCCTTGATGGCCTGATTGATCGGCTCAGGGTCAATCACGATCGGCGGAAGCCTCAGCGGCTCCGGCGGCTTCGCGCCTCCATCCGCAACGGCGTTGATCCGCTTGAATGCCTCGTCTGCGCTTTTCACGAGATCGGTGAAAAACGTCGTGTCGGTTTGCCGCTGGGCGGCCACGACGTCCGTGAGCCGCTTCATTTCCTCTGAGAATGCTGGGTCGAGCTGAGTGACGAACCCGCCTGAACCAGGAATGATTGACTGCGGTGCAGTGCCGGCAGCCAAAGCCGCCTGCATTTCCTTGAGCTTTTTCGCTTCCTCAGAGACAGAGACGCCAAGGATGTCTGCCGCCGAAAAGAACATCTCCCTGAACGACTTGACTACGAAATCGGCCACCTCCGCGAGATACCGCGCACCGTCAATGAGCGCACTGGCAATAGCCTTCCCGATGTTGTCTCCACCAGTGCTTTTCAGCTGCTCGGTGAATGAGTCGGCCACGGCCTGGACGTACGGCGAAATCTGAGCAACTACCTGAACACCAACGCCGCGCACGGCCTGGAAAGACCTTGTGATGGCGTCGTTCATCGCCTCGACGGCCTGCCCCTGTGCCGTAGTGAGAGACAGCCCGAACCGATCGGCCTCCTCTCGGGCCGCCGCGATAGCGTCGGCACCGCCGGAAAAGAGCGGGAGCAGGCCGGCACCGGCCCGACCGAAGATCTGGACCGCGGCTGCCGCCCGATCAGCCTCGCTCGGGATGGCAGCGATAGCGGACGCTATCGCTTCGAATCGGTCTGCGGCGTTCAGGCCGGAGAGCTGCTGCACCGTCAGGCCGAGCCCGGCGAAAGCGGCGGTGGCCGCCTTCGAGCCGTTCGTAGCCTTGACGAACGCAACGTCCGCCTTCGTGGCAGCCGCCCCAATTGCCTCCAGCCCGACGCCGGCGAGATCGCCGGCCAGGGCGATGCCGGACAGCTCACCGTAGGTCATGCCGAGCCTGGATGCCAGCTTGCTCGTCTGGTCGATCACCTCTGCCTGAGCTTGGCCCATGCGGACCATGCTGCCGATGGCCGCACTGGCCGAGTTGACGATCTGCCCGAAGAACTGGGCCGCGTTGATCGCCACCAGGGCCGACATCCCGCCGCGGAGGCCAGAAATGTCGCTCTGGAGCGACTTGAATGCCGCACTCGCTGAGTTGACGCCAGTGGTCAAGCCCGCCGTGGAGGCCGTGAATACCGCGCTGACTTTGCCGATGGTCGCCATGCTATTCCAGCGTTTCTTCCTTGGGCACGTAGCGGCCTCCGGCCGCCTTCATCATTTCCGCCTGAATCTCGTCCTCTGTCATTTCCCTGTCGGGGTCGTAGCTGGGCAGGAACATTTCGCGGAACTGCGGGTCGACATTCGCTCCAAGCGCTTTCAGGATCAGCATCGTCTGCAGCGCCGCGCGTCCCCATTCGTCTCCGAACGGCTCGACGCGGTAAGCGGCGATCCACCTTCGGAGGGCGGAGATCGGGATCCGCTTCTTCAGACGCTCGACGTTGATGATCTTGTGGTGAGCCGCAAGCCGGTACAGGAACCGTTCCGTCAGTCCTGCCCGGCTTCGGAGTTTTTTTCCACCTCGCTGATTTGTTCGTTGTCGTTCTTCATGACCGTGGCAAGGATGTGGTTGTAGAGCCACATGACATCGTTCGGATTGCCGCGCAATACATGGCCGATGTTCTCTTCGGTGAACATGGGCTCGCCGTTCTTCTTCACGACGCAGGCCCGAATCGTCTTGGCGACAAGTGACGCCGGGGCCGGCTTGCCGACATTGGCCGCGTGCTCGGTCGCGACAGCGTGCCAGTCGTCGAACACCGGGTAGCGCAGGTGAACGGTCTTTTTCGTGCCCGGGATGGTCGCCTCGATCGTCTCGGGCTCCCACGACAGGAGGTCGTCTTCTTTGTCGTTCGTGCTCATGCCGGCGGCATTACTCCAGAGAACCGAAAGCGGGCTGTTCCGACGAGGAACTCGCCTACGTTTCCGGCGACGTCGAATGTTTCGAGGAAGGCGTCGAAGGTGAACGAGCCAGTTGCAAACCCCACAACCAAAACGCCGCGCATGCCAGATGCATCGACGAGGAACGGCGGGCAGTCTCTCAGCCTCACGTCAGCACCACCCGGCTCGATGCCGAGGCACTCGTACTGGTTGACGACACGAGCGTTCACGCCGGTTCCGATTACCAGAGATCCGACGTTCGTGACGTTCGTGAACTGTGCTGTGCCAGGGGTTACACGCCAGTTCGTCAACCTGCCGATCGGCGTTCCAGCAAAGGTCACGTATGACCCCTGCGATGACGGTGGTGGGTTGTTGGTTGGCATGGGAAGACTCGTCTGTCAGAAGTCCGACGTGTACTCGGCCATTCCCTCGCGAAGCTTTCCAGAGTCGTTGACGATCTCAGACTTTGTGCATTTGCAGAGCTTTCCCTTGAACGTCTTGGTGTCGCCCTTCGCGGGAGGATCGCCCCACGTGCTGACGCTGGCCGTGACAGTGATGCCGTCAGTTCCACCATTCGGTCCTGGGTCGAACAGGCCGTTTTCGTAGACGCGGTCGCCGCCGTGCGCGATCGCCAGCGTCGACGCATCGAGCTGCGACGACGACGGACTCGGGCGCGACGACTTGATCGAGATCTTGTAGGCGTTCGAGATGCCGAAGCCCTGCCCTTGTGAGCTGAGCAACGATGGGCTGGATGGCGTGGTCATGTGTTACCTCACGGAGTGGAAGGAGCGATGTATTCCCAGCTGGCCGACCATTGCGCGTACTTGCCGGCCTCATAAACCTCTTCGGCGCTCGTGCAGATCCATCCGGTTTCGGCGGCTCCGTTTTGCGGCACGGGCGTGCAGGCAGGCAGCGTTCCCTTGGCCTGCCCAGACGCACTGCACGTTTGCGACACCTTGCCCGCGGAGCCTTCCTTCAGCGGCGAATCCGCATACTCGACCTTCGTGCTGTCGAGGTCCGTCACGTCTTCTTTTTGCGCTCCCGAGCTGGTGTCGATGCCAGCGATGTTCACGCGCTTGACTCCGGCCGGAAGCGTCGGCCCGCTGGTTGGCTTGGCTGAAAGTGGCATTGGTCACTCCTCTGAAAAACGGATTTCGACGGACTGCTCGACCGTGTAGGTAGGCTGCTCGCGCCCCTCGAGGTAGCCGGCGTCGCCGTCCCGCTCGTCAAGCACGAGGCAGTGGTCGATGGTTTCGCCGTGGGCGGTGCCGGCAAACTTGTGGATCGCACCCGAGACAGCCCGGGCGAGCTGCCACGCTTCGGCGTAGGAATCGGCGTAGATCACGACCGTGAAGCGGGCCACCGGGTTCAGCGTGTCCGGCTCGGGCGTCGCGTCGAACGTGTCGTCGAGCAGCTGCTCGCGGGCGGTGGCCTCGCGCGTGTAGATCGCGTAGGGCGGATCGCCGCCGCCGGTCATTTCGACGGGCCAGGCGGTGACTCCGGAGGCTGCCTCGATCGCCGCTTTGAGCCAGTTGTGGGGGGCGTTGGCCATGATCACGCCCCCCCGAAGCTGCGAGTGGGATTCATGCCAGAGGCCAGCTCGTTCGCGGCCTTCTCCAGGGCACGAGACATTTCGTCAGCCAGGCGAGAGGCGGCAGGGCCGCCGTAGCGGGCCCGGAACTGATCGATCAGGTTCCGCGGCTTGACGCCGCGGCTCGTGCCGAACTCCAGCCAGATCGCCTTTCGGCTCTCGATCCCGGCCTTGTAGCCGACGACGCCGTAGACCACCCCGTCGCGGTTCCGGCCGATGAACTTCGCTTTGGCGGTGACGGCCCGACGCATCGCACCGCCGCGGACCCGGGACTTCTTCCCGCTTCCGGCGACGAACCGGCCGCCAGCCCCGCGCTTGAGCGCGGCCCGCACCGTCCTCGTGCCGCCCTTCGGCGTGACCGCCTTCAGGATCGGGACGCCGTCCTTCATCACGCGCTTCAGTGCCGCGATGAGATGCTTCTTCGCGATGTGCCTGGGCAGTTCGTTGAACCGGGCCATGAGTGCCCCGATTTCGCCCTGCATGCCGTCCCAGTTGAGCGAGATCATGCGACGGCCTCCTCGACGGTGAAGACGAGATCGCCGTCCGACTCGACCACGCTGGAGATCTTCATGACGGAGCCGCCGCGCGAGAGGCAGACCAGCTGCATCGACGCATCGACCCCGGCGAACTCCCGGCACACGACGGTGGCCTGGCGGTTGCCGCCGACCTGTCCGCGACGCTGGGCCTGGCTGTAGCTCTCCTGGTCATAGGAGCCCATGAACACGCCAGCCTTGGCCCACGTCGTGATGTTCTCGCCCGACGCGTTCCGCGTCTGGACGGGGCGCTGCAGCTCGAAGCGGTGCGTCAGCCGGCCGGTCGCGATCATGCGTCAGTACCTCCCCGACCAGGAGGAGGCGGCGAGCAGATCGTCGAAGCCCATCGGCAGCACGACCGTCTGGTCATCGGCGAGCACGCCGCGATTGCGGAACGCGTGATCGACGTACATGAGGATGGCCGAGTGCAGCATCGGGCAGAGGATGAACCCCGGGAGCTTCCCGGCCCACCACTCGACGACGAGCTTCCCGGAAACACCGACCTCGAGGGCGATCTCGCCCGGCCGCACGTCGGCGTCCACTTCGTAGTCGGCCGGCGGCACCGGCTGGCCGTCGACTGTGACGCTGACGGGGTGATCGACATCGACGAGCAGGGGCGGCGCTGGCAGGGCGACGACCCGCGGGCATTGCCGCCACACGCCGCGGAGCTTCGTGGCCACCATCGTGATCCCGAGCAGCTTTTCGATGAGCCGACGGGCGGTCGAAACCTTTTGGGCGATGAAGAAATTGTGCTCATCCTGCTCAGGCAGCAGGCCGATTTGGGCCTTCGCGTCGGCGAGCGACACGGGCTCGACGACCGGAGGGATCAGCACCTCGACGTTGTCGGGCGGGGCCAGAATCACGCCGCACCTCCCGGCCTGGCCACGGCACGCTCGACAAGCGGCTCGGCAGCCCTGGAGCCAGCTGCCGACGGGAAAGACTCAGCCCGGCCGGTGGACGTCAGGAACCGCGCCAGCTCGGGCGTGGCGTTGATGACCGCGCCTGGAGCGTTGCCACGGAAAGCGGTCAACAGCCGTACGGGTACAAGGGATTCCACTACGGGCCTCCGTGCGGCCCGGCGGGGGCTGGCCTTGGGCGTGCCAGCCCCCACCGGAAGCGGTGATCAGTCAATCAACTTGATCAGGTCGCGGCCTTGGCCAGACGACCGACGAACTCGGGGCCGTGATTGCTCACGCCGAGCCGGGTGCTCGCGACGTAGAGCAGCTGGCGGCTCCGCACGAGCAGCTCGCGGGCCACGGTGATCTCCAGGCCGGTGTCCTTGATGCCCACTGCCGTGGCCATCGAGAAGTCACCGAAGAGGGCCAGCGTGTTGGCCGGCAGGCCCTTCACGATGTAGACCGGAGCGCCGTAGATCGTCGGGACCACGCGGCCGCCGCCGACCACTTGGGTGGTCTGCTGAGCCGACCAGATCTTCATGAGATCCACGTAGCCGGCCTTGGAGCACACCCACGCGCCCGTGCCCATGATCGACTCGTCAACCTTGCCGACGACGTCGGCGAGGTTGTTCGCGGTCGTCGAGGCGTTGGCCGCCACGGTGACGGTGTTGCCAGCCGCCACCGCACCGGCGAGGCCGCCGATGGTCGGGTTGCTGGCGTTGCCGCCGAGCCAGACCGTGTCGATCCAGCGGGCGAGCCCGTAGGAGCACCGATCGACGATCAGGCCGGCCACGTCGATCGGCGAATCCTCGACGAGCGAACGCGACACGGGGATCGAGGCACCGCCCTCGGAGAGGGTCAGGTCGGCACCGCTGGACGAAATGTCCTGGTCGGTGAACCCGACGCCTTCGCCGGCGAAGCCGAACGTCACGTCGCCGCTCTTCGGCAGAGTGATCTTCTGGCCGGCCGGCCGGAAGATGCTGGCCAGCTGCACGCCGACCGACTGGTAGGAGAGCCGGTTCACGATGGCGTTGTACAGCTCGCCCATGACGAAGTCGGCACCGTAGCCGGACACCGTCTCGCCCATCGCCCGCTTTTCGCCGGCGGCGATCGAGCAGAGCAGGCGGCCAGCGGCCTCCGCGATCTTCGCGGAGCGGAAGGCCTTCACGCCGGCCCGGATGTCCGGAGCCGCGAAGCGGTCTTCCTTCTCGCCCTCGAACTGCCGCTCGACGTCTTCCCGGGACTTGTCGGCGCTGCGGACGCTCTTCATGGATGCGATGGCAGCGTCGATCTCGTCCTCTCGCCTGGCTTCCGCGGCGATCTTCGTGGCGCGCTCGGTGGCGGCCTTCAGCCGGCCCTCGATGCTCTCGCGGTCGGCGTCGTCCTTGGGCTCGAGCTGACGGAGAGCGTTGATCTCGTTCTCCACCGCGACGCTCTCATCTTGAAGAAGGCGGGTCTTCGGGCTGGGCATGATGTCCTCGTTTGGAGTTGGTGCGCGGTCGATGTCGAACTCGCTTGCCGCAACCTATGAAGAGGCCACCGACTTGACCTATAGGCGGGCCACCAAAATTCTTTTCGGCTGCCGTCTAGCCTTTGCGCCCCGCCACGAGCGCGTGGATCTCGCGCTGTCCTGCCGCCAGTTCTTGGAGCGTATCGGCCTGTTGCTCCTGGGTGCGGCCGAGCCCTTCAAGCGTGGCGGTCGTCTGCCTAAGAAACGATGAGTGGGCGTCCACCACCGGCACGAGTACCGTGCGGTGAAGAGCATGGGCGGCCTCGCGGAGAAGCCAGAGCAGCACGGCCAGCACGAGGCACGGGAAGCCGAACTCGCGAGCCGCACGGATACCAATCTCGATCAGTTCGCTGCTCATTTGCGATGCTCCAACCACCGTTGAACGAGAATCTCCACAATCTTCCCGATTGCCCACATGAGCAGCATCGACAGCAGCGGAGAGCCGCAGCGGTCGCGGTAGACCAGCCGAACGCGCTGCTCCCAACGTTCCCGCATGGCGTGGCTGTCGTGGCCGGCGAACAGGGATTCGCTACCCTTCGGTGATTCGACCAGTGTCGTCGCCACAATCGCGTCGCACCGCTCCCGGCCAAGCATGGCGCGGCGGACAGGGTAGGCCGCAAGCGACTGCCAGACGTGCTCGTCGATATCGGTGGAGGTCATCGTTTCGCACACCTTCCGTCCGGGCAGTCAGCCGGCCACTTCGCACGGGAGAGCAGGGACCGGATTTCGGTGGCGTGGCTGCCGATGGTGATCTCGCCATTGCTGCCAAACAGCACAGCCGCCAGCTCGCCGTCGGTGTTGAACACTGGCCCGCCGGAATCGCCCTTCCTCGCGCCGGCCCGCAGCTCGACCATGTGCATCGGGTGCCGTCCGGTCGGGCCGAGGAGCTGGGTCATGGGGCCTGCCTGTTCGCGGTAGGCGAAGGGCGGCGGGCCGTAGCCGGCGATCGTGAGCCGGTCGCCCGGGGCAGGGGGGCGGGCCGCAAGCCGCACCGGGGCGGCGTCGGGGGCGGCCGTCACAAGGGCCGCCAGGTCGAAGGCGTCGTCGCTGGCCACCACGCGAGCCGGTGCTGAGCTGCCGTCCGGCCAGCGGATCGTGATCGAATCGCGGTTGCCGCGGACCACGTGCCAGGCGGTCAGCACAAGCGCGTGGCGGTCGCGGACATCGACGAGCACGCCGGAGCCGCAGTCGGTGGAAGGGCCTGATCCGCAGACGATGCGAGGGACGGCCGGCCGGGGGCCGCCGGCAACGGCAGCGGGCGGCGGAGCCGGGGGCGCAGGCGGAGCGGCGATCAAGCCAGCCCCTTCGCAGAGCGGGCACACGAACCGCACCGGCCCTGGTCCGACAACGCGATCGCCGTGGCAGTTTTCGCACGGTGCGGCCGCGGCGACCGTGGCGGCCCAGACGGCGATGAGTGCAGTGGCTCGCCGCAGCGCACGAACGACGGATCGGGTGTCGGCTTTGATCGCGATCATGCTGGCTTGCTCCAGTCGTCGGGGAGTGTCATGGACGCGATCGCGAACGACCCCTTCCATGCGGATCGGGCCGTCCGCTCCGAGTCGTAGCGGACGATGTCGTATGAGTCCGGGTAGGCCATGAGCCGCTGGTCGGGGATCCACCGGGACCACGGCACCGCGTGGCCGTTGCGGCCCACGCTCACGACCAGGCCGTGTAGCAAGAGGCACACGGCCTGCTCATAGCTCGCCGGGAAAATCACCTCAAGCGGGCGGAACTGCCGGGCAGTCTCCTCCCAGCCCTCCGGGAACCGCGATACCGACACCCACGGGCCGCCGGCCTGGTTCAAGCCGCCCTTGCCGGACGTGCCCACGATCGCATGCTTGAACTGGTAGTCGCGCGGCTGCACCGTCTCGGGGAGCATGCCGCGGCGGACGGCGATTTCGAGCACGGCCCGGACGTTGGCCCCGCCCCACTTCCGCGGGTTGGCCTCCGCGTAGACGGAGAGCGGCGAGAGCCAGACGGATCCGAAGTCCTTCGACTCCTGGTAGCGGAAGTCCTTTTTCGGCCCGCCGTAGTTCACGCCGCGGGCCCGGTTGCGGGCCGCCTCCGCGTTCGCTCGGAGACTGTGGCACGTGCATTCGTGGGTCGGATTCTGGTTCGTGAAGCGGTCGATGAAGTTGATGCCCCACGCTCCGGCCGCGTCGTTCTCTCGGGCCTTCGCGACCCAGTCGCGCGGCTCGATCCAGAGCGATTCTGGGAACTCGCGCGAGGCGTCGCCGCAGGCGTCGCGGAGAGCGTCGGTCGTGTCCTCCGCGGCCAGCTCGGCCGGGTAGCCGTCGTGCTCGTGCGGAAAGACGTCGATCAGGGAGGGGTCAATCACGGCACGGCCTCCATCACCGCGGCTTCACTCGCCGGGGCCGGCGTCACGCGGATCACCTGCACGCCAGCCAGGGCCACGACCGCAGGCAGCCCGGCCTTGCGGGCCGCCTCCAGGGCGAGCCGATACTGGGTCGGAATCTCGCCATCGCCGTTGGTCGTGTCGTCCTCGAGGAGCGTGGCCACGATCTTCCGTTCACGGTTCAGCCTGTTGATTGCCACCGTCACGTGGGCCGGGATCGCGTGATCGTCCTTCTCGTAGACGTACACCGCTGCGGTCGCCGGCCCGGCCGTCTGCTCCGTCGTGGCGCGGCAGCCGTCCACACGCGGCAGCGTGAGCAGGAGCAGGCCCGCGACGATGAAGGCAAACGGCCTCACGACTTTGGTGCCTCCGGCTTCAGCAGCTCGTCGAGGAGCTGCTGGCACACGGCCACGGCCTGCGTCTTGCCCTGGTCACGGAGCCGGGCCGCAAGGTCGATCACCAGGCGGAGGTCGTCCACGGGTGTCCGCTCCCGCCGCCTGCCAAGCCGCGACCGGATCTGTTGCAAACCCACCACCACGCCGTAGCCGACGAGGCCGACGGCGATCACGATCTGGGCAACGGTCACGTAGCTCATGTCTTCTCCATTTCCGCGGCCTTATCGGCGATCCACCCGGCCAGGGCCGCGCCCTCCGGGGTCTTCAGCACGGCCGCCAGGTGGCGGGCCAGTTCGTCGTCGAGGCGGTTGCCCGTCTTGCTCGCGAGCCACTCCATGGCGTCGGCGATCACCTCGGCCCGCTGCCGGTCGTCGGTGGCTGCCGACAGCCGCCGGCCGTAGCCGAGCAGGGGAGCCCACTCCACGATCAGCCGGACGTTGTCGAGCATCCTCAGGCCCTCACGAGCGGCAGCAGCTGCTCCACGGCACCGCTCGCCATGGCGATCACGAGCGACCGAACGGCGGGTCGGACGATGAGCCAGAGCGGCCAGACTGCCACAGGAATTGCCCGGTCGGCCACGGCGTCGAACAGCATGCCGACGGCCTCCAGAGCGAACGTCTTCTTCTCCGCTCCTGTCAGGAACTTGGCCGCGTCGATGGCAGGGATCACAAGCCGCAGCAGAGCCAGCATGAGGTCGCCGAACTCGGCCCACGTCAGGCCGTCGGCGGCCGCCGACTTGGCCGTGGAAATGAACGCGCGAATCTTGTCCATCAAGTTCGCGTCGAGGTTGGTGGCCACGGCCACCGGCGCAGACGAGATCATTTCGCCACCCCCGTCGAGGCAATTACCGTTCTCATGCGGGCGGCGGCCGCCGCTGCGGCAGCCCTCGCCCCGGAAAGCGTCGAGACCTTCACGCTACGCGGCGCACCCGCGGCCGACTTGCCGGCCTCCGGGATGCCCTCCGGGTAGTCGTCGATCCACACGTCGATGGTGAGGCCGGCGGCTGCTGCGGCCGACCGCTTTTGCTGGTCCCGCCCACAGAGCAGCACGCCGGCCAGCTCGTCGTGGAGATCGCCGAACGCATCCCGAAGGGCGCTCCGGTTCTCCTCTGTGTCCTCGCGTCGCGTGATGCACACGACGCGGTTGCCGCGGGCCTGCGCGTCGGTGACGAAAGACCGCCACAGGCCGGGGGCCGCGGTGAAGGTGCCGTCGAAGTCGAGAGAGATCGTGAGGCCCCGAGACTCGGCCCGGTGGGCCATCACGCTCCGGGCCTGCTTCCAGAGCGGCAGTGAACGGATGCCGGCCGTGCTCTGCGGATAGGCCGGGTAGGTGACGGCCGAGATGTCGTAGAGGCCGCTGGCCCGAAACACCGTCCGGATCACGTTGCCCTTTTCGTCCTCCGTCCACGTCTCCCCGTCGGACGCGGCGGTGAACGCGAAGCTCGCGCCGGTGATCGTGCGATCCTCCACGAGCATCGCGAGATCGCGGCCGTGGGTCGTCGGAATCGGGCGGTGAACGTATTCGAGGCCCTTTAATGCCTTGCGGATTTCGAGCCGGCCGTTCGTGGTGCGGCCCGTAATCAGGTGCGACAGGTGGTCAGTCAGGAACGGCACGTCGATCTTGCCGCGCGGATCGTTCGCCTTGCGGTCCACGAGGCCGTCGAATGCGGTCGGGGCGAACTTCTCGCGGAAGCCGCCGAGATCGACGGAGAAAGAATCCCACGGCGGCGAGATCCCGGTGATCACGGGCGGCTCGCCGTCACGCGTCTGGACGGTGATCGCGTCCGGGTAGTCGGCCGTCAGCAGGTACCGGCGCTCGATTGCAGTCGTCATGTGGTCCCCCCTGTGGAATCCGTGGAGAGCGGTGTGGCCGACAGCTCCGCCGTGAGCTTGCCAACGGTGAACTCGGTCGGCTCGTCGTTCAGGTAGACGCGGATGAGCGCGGCCGGCTGCTCTGGCGTGGCCTCGATCGCGAACGGCGAGCCCTCGACGCCGAGCGTCCCGGACGTCATCAAGTGCTCGATCACGCCGTCAGCATCGGACCAGTACACGCGCTGGCCGAGCGTGAAGCCGCCGGCCGCGGGCACGCTCTCGCCCTGGACGTTGTCCGCGCCGCCCGGCACCGGATCGGCGACGGCCCCGGCGGGGGCCTTCTGCGCCTGATTCGCCGCCATCTGGAGCGTTGAGAAGCCGAGCTGCAGGAACGTCTTGTCGGCCTCCGGCTCTTCGAGCAGCGGGAAGTCCTCGAGGTCGCGGATCTCGTTCGGCGTGATGGCCGACATGGCGAACAAGGCCCGATACAGGTTCGCCCTGGCCACCGAATCGCCACGGAGCAACGCCCGGTTGTCGAGCTGGAAGAACGTGTTCTCGCCATAGGTGTCGTTCAGCCAGAGGTTGACCGCACCCTCGAACCGCTTCTGCCACGGCAGCAGGCACCACACCTGCGCGGCAAGGTTGTCGGCCTCCGGGCTGCCGTAGCGCTGGGCCTTCGCGTCGCCCACGAGCGACGCCGGCACGCCCCAATGGCTGCACACTTCGGGGAGGATGGATTCGCGGAGCTGCTGGAACTGCGACTGCTCCATCGTGCTCGACGGCATCGGGATCAGCTTGTCGCCCTCCCGCATCACAGCCGGGGCACCGCGGTTTTCGCCGCCGTAGAGGTCGCGGAACTCGCTCCTGTAGCGGGCAGCCGCGGGGTCATCGAGCCGCTTCGCTGTCTCGATCACGAAGTCGGGGCGGGCCCCGTTCTTCCAGTGGGCCATTGCGGCCGTGTCCAGTTCGCGGGCCAGACTGATTGCCGTCGACAGCGTGTCGGTGGCGGGGGTGCCGGTGATTCCGTTGTCCCCGAGCCAGCGGAAGTGGAGAACTTCACTCTGCTCCAGCCGGCTCCAGCGCCCCTTCTCGTCGAACCATTCGTACCCCAGCGTGTAGTCATCGAGCTGCGTGGTGCGCATGCGGCGCGGGTGCAGCGGGATAAGGTGGGTCATCGAGCCGCGGATTCCGGACACGACCCGCGCGAAACCGCCCCCGTGGAGGGCAGTCCAGTAGCCCTGGAGCGTCCAGAAATCGAACGGGCTTTGCCACGGGTTCGGCCGGACGCGCAGGGCCGCGACGCATTGCCGGTTGGGGCTCGCCTCGGGATCCCCGAACCCCTGGACAGCGTCGAGCGTCTTCCCTCCGAGCCGCACTTTCAGCCGCGGAGACATGCACCCGACGGCCTGCGCGATGAAGCGGCAGACCGCGAACACGCTCGACACCCGGATTGCCACGTCCGGATGGACGCGACGGCCGGCGTAGGTGCCCCACGCCAGCGGATCGAGCAGCGTGCTCGTGGCAATCGCAGAGCGCACGCCGCCGCGCGACGGCCTCCGCGAGGCCGGGCGTTCGGAACTCTTCGCCCGCCGGGGGGCCGCTTTGCTGGCGCGTGGCATGCGCGCCATCCTTCCAAACAGCCGCCGACTTGACCTATAGGCCGATCACCACAGGCGCTGCAGGAAAGGGCCGGAGTCTGGCCGCTCCGACAGCTCCGCGTCTTTCTCCATGGCGGCGGCGAACGCGTTGACTGCCGCCACGATCCCGTCGATCTTCTCCGGGCTCTTGTCCTTGTCGGGCTTGATCATCCCGGTCGAGTCCTCGACCCACACGAGATTGTTTGCGTTGAACAGCAGGATCGGGGATTCGTAGCCGAACTGCCCCTCGACCACACAGCCCTCCAGCATCTTCGCCGGTGCGTTCATGACGGTCGTGCTCGGCCGCACCGCCTTCAGGTCGATCGACTCCTCCTCGAGCATCGACGCGATCGGGCCGATCTGCCACGGGTCCGCACCGACGAGGGCGATTCGGTTTTGCCGGTCGAAGTCCGCGATGTCCTTGGCGACGACCTTGTGATTGAGCCGAGCCCCCGGCGTGACAGTCAGCCAGCCCTCGCGGGCCCACGTCGAATACGGAATGTTGTCCTTCGTCTCGCGTTCGCGGACGGTTTCCTCAGGCACCCAGTATTTCATGACGGCGTAATATGAGCCGTCGGCGAGCTTGAAGAGAAAACACGCGGCCGTCATGTCGAGATTGCTGGCAACGTCGATCCCGCAGACACACACAAGACCCGTCAGGTCAGGCCGCTCCTTTCGGCAGTTGGCGAAATGCTCGCCTGGGAAGGCCCGGTTGTCGGGAGCCGTCCACACGTTCAAGGAATACCGCAGCCACTTTGAGAACTTCCGGGGGTGGGTGAGCGCGTCTTCGTAGTCGGAGCGGAACTCGTCTTCGGTGAAGGCCGTGCCCATGGCCGGGTTGGCCTTCGCCCACGTGGCCGGGTCGTGCGGGTCGTCGGCCTTCGGGTCGGCCCCGAAGATCACCCCGAGCAGGCCCGTGTTTACCGACGGGTCTTTGATCGCCAACTCCGTCGCCTCCCACCACTCCCAGCCGATGCCGTTCCTGTTGTCGCCGGCCGTGGAGATCGAGCCGATGATTGCATTGGGGATGCCGCGGGTCGCGTACATGATGGTGTCGACGAGGTCCGGCTTTTTGAAGCTGTGGATTTCGTCGAGCAGCACGAGCCCATTGATGCCTTCCGACACTTTCGCGTCGGCAGACAGGCAGCGGATTTCCTTGCCGTTCCGTTTGTTGCGGATGAGGTACTTGTGATCGACAACGTCGAACACGGTTTCCAGGATCGGCGACGCCTGAATTGAATCGCGTACCATCCGCCACATGGTGCGGGCCTGGTCCTTGACGTTCGCCGCAAGGAACACGTCCATGCCGGCGACGACGTTGGCGAACTGGACGATCTGCGAACAGCTGGTCGTCTTCCGATTCTTCTTCGGAACGAAGACGGAGAACCGGCGGAACCGGAGCCGGCCATTCGGTCGACGCCAGCCGAACAGAGGGTAGAGCACGCGATCCCGGAACCACGGGATCGGAGACACCCGCACGATCTCGCCACCCTCCGCCCGGTGGCGGCAGCAATCCTCGATGAACTGCCGCGGCTTGTCGGCCTCTTCTGGTTTCCAGACAAACCCGGGGACGTACTCCGGCCGCGTCGTCGGATCGACGAACAGGGACTCTGGCGGCGGGCTGCACGGCTCAGGAATACTTCGCGAGCGGGTCTTCCTTCTCCTCATCATCGTCCTCGATTGGCAGGCGAGCCACGGCCGCGGCCGTAAGGCCGAAGTCGCGAGCCAGCGCGACGAACTCCGTCCGGGCCGCCCTGAGCATGGTGTGGGCCGGATGCTTCACGATGTCGCCCTTCGTGTTGACGATCGTGTCCCCGTCCTTCGCGATGCGTAGGTCGAGCCGCTCGATCTCCGCGTGGAGGCGACACATGAGGGCGAACGTCTCGGCCTGGTCGGCAGTGAGCCGGCCGTCCTCGATGAGCGTCGGGGCCAGCCGTTTCCAGAGGGCGGCGGCCGGCTTGTTCTTCGCGAGGCCGTGCGGCATGCGAACCGGATCGTCTGACCCGCGGCGCGGGGCGGTCAA